TCTGGTTTGAATATTGCTTCCAGCAGGTGGGTCTTGTGGATCTGAAAAGATAACATTTGGAGCAACTGAATAGCTTCCTGTTGCGGTTACGCGAACGCTAGTTACAGAACCAACAACAATCGCTTGAAATTGCGCTCCAGATCCAGATGGAGCGGACAAAGCAAGTCCGCTTGCGGTTATCTGACTTTCTGTTCCTGTCCTTGATGCTGCCTGAATAAGTTTAACAACAGAAACTGTACCTGATCCAGCAGTCGTGAGCTTGATTGGATTTACAAAATTAGTTGGTGAGGATGAAAGCGCGTCAGCCTGTGTAGTATGGATAGATACAGATTTAGTATCTACAATGTTCACAAAATAATTTTGGTTTGCAATTAAAGGTTGTGGAAGCGTTCCACCAGATGTGAATACCTGAACCTGATCACCTTGAGTCAGTAGGTGATTTACGCTAAATGTTAGCTTTGTCTCTGGAACAATCTCTTTGCGGATATCAACATTGATTGGGTTAGTTGATCCTGTTGTGTGAACTTCGTTAACATTTGCTTGCGCGTCCGAAATAGAATTAAAAACCTGAAGATGTGTGGAGTCTAAAAGATTACCAAAGTATGTAACTCCAGAACGCAATCCAATAGGTAATGCTTGACGAGATGGAAATGTGATTGGATTTGCCGTTGTAATTTCAATAGTAGGAGCAGATGCGAATTGAAGAGCAGTCACGACAAATGAAGTCCTAGAATCTAGGAATTTCAATGGCCCTGCTCCTACTATACTTTGGAGGGAGATTGGGTAGTTTCCAGCCTGTGCGTTGAGGGAATCGTTGTAGATTTGAATGGTCAATGCATCCAGAACACCAATGTAATAGACCTGACCATTTGAAAGTGGAACTGGGATAGTTCCAGTACGTGGATTCGCAGTAATAGCCATTCCCTGACCAGAGTCGAGCGTATGAGGGGTTGTAGACGTAAACTTGCTGATCGGGGTTATAGCAACCTCACGGGTGCGGATAGCGGCATCGTCTGGAGCGATTGTTCCGTAAGCGAAATCAGATTGTGAATGGATTGGGATTAGCAGACCATCAACACCAGTTCCGTCTTTTAATTGACTCCGCAGATCTCGATTGTTAGAGTCCGTGCCAGTAACGCGAATGATCTTTCCAACGTCATTTTCGCTTTCGGCAATAGCAACCAACTGCGAAGGTTGGATTAGCTGCATGAGGGTTGCTACATAACCTCTATCATCCCATGCCCATTCAACAGTGTTGAATTGACCACCTTTGTTGACATGATATTGGAATAGACGATTGCGGAAGTATACTGGGGAACCATCTACATTGACCGCAAGGGGAACGTCTATTCCACGGGGAAGAGCAACAGTACAACCATCCCAACCAGTGCAAACATCAACGTCCGCAGTGGATTGCAGCCAATGCCCAGACTCCATAAGCGTCTGGACAGCTTGCGTTATTTTGCGGTAAACTCTTTTCTCGTCAGTAGTTCCTAAAATCTCCGCACATTCCTCAAAGATTTGATCGACAAACATGACGATAAATTAGCGCATGGATCCTTCGGATGCAATAGAATTCAGAAAATCTTCTTCGCTTGCCATTGCCGCACCTTCAGCGGCGGGAACTTGTCCATCGAGCGATTCAGTTGCGGCTTTTTGTCCCTCAACTTCAGCGGCAAGAGCATCGATTGCTCCAGCAAGTTGCATTGCAATGCTATGAAGCTCATCAAACTTTGATTTGCTTACTGAAATATTAACAGAACCCTCTTCTGCCATTGGAGAAGGAATTCCGCTCATATCTTCAGGGAGATCCATTCCCATTGCGGGTTCGGGCATTGCTGCCTCAGTTGGTATTTTTTCCATAATTAATCATCGTCTTCTTCTCCACCGATTTCAATCTCGATTTTAGTTTTTGGTTTGCTTTCAGACTCTTCTTCCATTCCAGCCTCTTCCTCTTCAAGTCCAGAGTCAATAGCTTCCTCGTCATCCATCTCTTCTTCCATTGGCATCATTTGAGATGCACCTTTAGCTTTAATGCCACAGATACACAACTCAACGCAATGACGTTTTTCAGTCTTGCCATCACGCATTGTAGTCTCATCCTTCTCCATTGTCTTCTTGAAGTAGATGGTAGCAGTCCCCTCTTTTGGAAGGTTTTTAAGCCCTTCTGCGTTTTCAAAATACAATGATGGATAATGGTAGTCGCTTTTAGGCTTTTCCATTTCCTCCATTAACATTGGCTTTACTTCTTCACCTAGATCAGTAAATCCAGATGGTAGGTTGTATTTTTCTTTAGTGTATGGCATAGTGTAAGATTATTGCTAATGTTATTACGATTAATGAAGGTATTGTCAAGTCTGCAACTAATGATTTCATTGTCCAGTATTTCGGATTCAACCCGCCAAACAATGGCATATCTTTACGCAGTTTACTTGGAAGTGCGTCAATGTAACGATATTCGTTCTGTGCTATTTCTCTGCCTGCAAAAAAGAATACTCCAGCAATGGCTCCTATAAATAGATTTTTTGTCAACGCGTATCCAATTCCTTGCAGTGCAAAGCAGATTAAAATATGAGATATGTTGATGTAGTTCTTCAAAATGTTCAGATGATACTTTCCCAAATCAAAAAAGCTATTTCTTTTGATTTTGTATATTTCCAACCAGTTGTTGAATACCAATCATCAAAGTTTTTCATAAATTAAATTGCCGAAATGATAAATGCGATAAGTTCTGTGTATTTGATTCCATATTTATTTCCAGCAGGAACTTTTTCTCTAATAACATTGCCATCAGAATCCAACTCTTCAGGAATCTCATCCCATTCATCATAGCAATAGAAGCTATATCTATCTGGGTCTAATCCATGTGAACGCATGATGTCTGCTACTTGCTGGGCAGATACGCCCCAATGGATTCGCGCCCCATCGCCTTTATTTGCAATTGCGCTATTGAATTTGAATTTTCTGACGTTGGCCTTGATTTCCAATGCCGCCGCTTTCTCGGCATCTTCAATAGTAAGATATGTTTTAAGCCTATCGTCAGATGGGTTGACTGCTCCATCGTAGAACAGGTCTTTCCATGAAAACGCGGAAGTCCCCAAATCAACCAAGTTGTTTGTTCCCGGAGTAAACGATCCTGCCCCAACTCCTGTGGGAGTTGCAAAAATATCAATGTAACTTGTCGAGTTAAGGTATCTTGTTCCAACTCCACCTGTGGAAGTTGTTCTATTTATTGCAAATGGTAGTGAAGATGAGTATGCACCTTGATTTCCAAGAACAAATGAGCCACTTGTATTTATTCCATAACCACCCATCTTGTGATCTATTTCAAATGGTTCTGTAAAAGATGTTAATCCTGAAAACAACGGAATTAATTGACTCCATATATTGTTTTTAACAATAACATTTGTAAATGTATTAGATGATGTTCTAATTACAGAAACAACTGTAGCACCAAGATTTGAAACTGTATTATTAGTAAAAATAAACCCATTTATGTTATAAACGGAAATAAAAACAAATCTATTTGCTCCCTCTAATCCAACTGAATCAATTAAATTGTTTGATATGACAAAATTTTTAGGATCGACAACTGGACTTGATGAATCATTTAATATAGCAATAGATCCAGCAGATGTTCCGCAGATTGTATTTCCAGAAATTAATGTATTTTCCAATTTAGAAAGACCATCAAATCGGATTGCAGCAAATGGGCGCATATTATTCCCATCTACAGTTCCAGCAATTGCTCCACCGAGTTTATTGTTTGATATTACAAGATTTTCAGAAGTCGAAAGTGGTCTAAATGAAATTGGAACTGAACTACACAAGTCAGCAACATTCCCGTCAATAATTGCGCCGCTCATTCCTGCTCCACCTTCTACTTCAATAAATCCTTGTCCAATATCAATGCAGTTATTTGAATAAATTGGTGATCTTTGAATGTAGTTTTTGACAGTAACAGCATAGTTGCCGCCATGAAATCTGTTGTTTGTTATCCTTTGCGCTCTTCCTTTATATTCATTACCTTGTTGTAAATCTCCTCCAGACGTTCCAGTCGCAGGCCAATCAAGGGTAATCGAATCGCCACCATTCAAAGATGAAAAAACATTTTTATCTGCATGGAGTGCGCGTCCATAAAAATAAATTGGGCTAGATAATTGATAAAATTCACAATCATAAACATAGCCATCCATGTCATCTGTATTTATGATTTTTTGAAACAACAATCCCCTATCATTTGTATTTCCTGCATCTCCTCGAAACTTCAAACAATTAAATGTCACTTGGCTTTCAGTAATAAGAAAGATTGGAGTAATTGGATCCAAATCTGCAATATCAAGTTGGATTATTGATCCATAGTTATTTGTAGTAATATCAGTTTTCCCACCAATACTTCCACCATCACCAAAGAATCCCTGACCTCTCGTTGATATTGTAATTGTGGATGTGGTAAGATATTTTCCAGTTGGGAAGTAAACATTTTTACCCGTATTAACGGCATCTTGAATTGCAGCAGTAGAACTAACCGCCCCAGTAGGATCAGCACCAAAATCCAACACATTAACTACATCAGCGAACCTGTTAGCCAATGTCCTTGCTACTGCTGCTGCTCCATTGCCAGAACTTGCTCCATTAGTTGCTGCGGTGAACAGTGAACCTACGACATACGTTTGTCCCGTGGTTCCAGCAATATTATTCCATTGCAATCGTGTCGTTGATCCAAGAGAAGTAATTTTATACTGCTGACCAATAGTAAATGATCCAGCGGATATTCCAGTTGATCCAGTAGATACAATTCCTTCTACTACATTTTGAGTAGCTTTTCTTAATGACATAATAATTTTTATTTAGATACCCAACCAGTATTTCCTGTTCCAGATTCTTTGACCCAAAATGTTGTTCCAGCCCCACCATTAATATTTGTATAAATACTTCCAACAGTTGCTGTAGTTACACCCTCTGGAGAAGTAGAACCAACATACCATCCTGCAACTGTTGTATTTAATTGAACAATAACAATTATAGACCCGCTAGGAATTGGTGATGTTGTATTAAGTGAATAAGTTGAAATTGTTGAAATCGTGTAATCAATAGATGGGTTTTGAACTATACCATCAATTGAAACTATATAGCCAGATGGATTGCGATTTGTTGCTCCAGTTAAAGTTACAGATGAAATATTTCCATCTCCTGTTTGTTGCCAACGCAAATTTTGAGAAGGAACTCCAACACTTAATTGTCCATATATTTCAGTAAATATTCTAATTAAATAACACAAAAGACCTTCGTTTTCTTCTCTGGGAATTTGAGGAACTGATGCTGGAACATTATTGGGATCACACGGAATATTCCAAACAACCCGACCATCTACAACGGACTTTGTGATTTCTCCATATAAAGCAAGAATTAAGTTGCTAATCAACGATGGAACGCTTTCGCTTGAAATTTGCGGATAGGGGATGTCTTGCCTACAGACATTACTATTTGAATCGTTGAAACATGACATAATTTTAGAATTTTAATTGTTGCTTTGCTTAATGCAAGTTTTTTTATTGGGTTTTTTGTCTAGAAAATAATAATGAGGAACTGGCTTCATTGTTCCATTCATGTCTGGAATATAAAATGTCTTTTTTTCAATTAATCCAAGTTTAATTCCTTTTGAAATCCTAGTCCAACAGATTGTTTTTTTGACATTCCATATTTTACACAATTGATCTCTGGAGTGCCAGTCATTTGGTGGTGGATCAGTGGGTTTGTTGCTTGCATTAAGGAGAATCTTGAGAAAATCGTTTGCGGTCATGGCAGTCTCCACATCTGTCCTTGTTCCCGTGATGTAATGTGTAGTGAAGACTGATTAAGTTCTTCGCAATACTCACCCCATAGGAATCCATTCGTCCAAGCAAGGGTAGCTCGGCGGGTTTTTGCGTATTCCATCGAGGATCTTTTTGTCAGAGAACCAATATTGTACCCAGTTCCACCAACAAGATTGCGTCCAGACTGCATTGCAACCTTGTGGGTATGCCCAAAGACAACCTTGCGCCTAGTTCCATTGCAGAATGCTTCTGCGGTGTCTCTAGCAGCCATTTCGTTGTATAAAACACCATGCTGGAATCCAATGTCAGATAGGTTGTACATCTGGAACACTCCATCCCACGGAAACAGTGGTGCGCGGCGTTTCTTGCAGCAGTCTTCAATAGCTTCCACAATTTTATATGCGGCATGAGCTACAACCGCATTGTTGCTAGATTGGAGTCTCCAAGCTCGATCTTCGTCATTGCCACACAACACCACATTTGCACCTAGCATTTTGAGGTGCATTAGACCTGTATCAATGTCTGGAATGAGTGGTTCCGCTTCACTGGATCCTTTTGCTCCAGACATTAGACTTGTTAAATCAACAAAATCCCCCAAATGAATGGTTGTATGTGGCTTGAAATCACGTTTGAATTTTAAAACAACGTCTAATGATTCCTTGTCGCAATATTTCGCGTGTGAACAACTAACTGCTAGGACTTTCTTCCACTTATGGGTAATATTTGCCATTATTTTGTTGTTGATGGATGTATACGGATAAGATCTTTTATAAGTGATTTTTTACGGATCTTTTTCCAGACCCCGTCACCACTTTCAGAGTCTCTAGTACCAGACCCATTTGTATTTCCCTCGATGGTCACGATATGACTCATAGAATCTTCAATAACAATTCCAACGTGCGAAAAATCAAATGTAACAATGTCTCCAGCAACTGCTCTATCTTTTTCATTGTATACGCTAGTCGTATTTGGTCTTTGCTTTGCCCATGTTGTTAGACCATATGCCAGTGCTGTTGTTGGCCTCCATTGGTCAGCAGTGCGGTTTTTAAGTCCTAGCCATGCCACAACACCATCATCTTTTAACCACTCACGAATTGACCAATCTACGAACGCTGCACACCAAGGCCAAGCAGCAGGATCAAGTTCAGTTGCGGATTGGTATTCGCGGATGCGCTTACCACAATTGTTAGAACCAATTTCTCGCACTCCGACTTCACGAAGTGCGATATCGGTTAACTTATGAAGCATTATTTTTTTTCTTTTCGGAACACGTTAATTGCTCCTGCAATAGCCATAGATGCCGCAGCAATCGCATTAGCTTGTTCTGGAGCAACGGCAATACCAAGTCCACCAAGAAGAAAAATCGCACCACGATAAGTTGACGATTCCGAAAGACGAGCCAAGATGTAATCTACAATTTTCATTTATCTTTATATAGTTTGGGTTGTGGTATGAGTGGATTAAACCAATCAATATCGGGTTGTGTTGCTGGGAGGTACTGAAATTTAAGTGAAATTTTAATGTGGCCTAACTCACCAACCTTATCTCCTGCTGGTGGAATTGGAACTGATACACATCCAGTTAAGAATGAGGATCCTAATAGGATAAATGATATTACTATTATTACAAGAGCAAATTTTTTGGGTTTCATTTTGAAATCTGCTTTACCATATAGATGCAAGTCAGAACACCAGCAATAATGGAGATAATTCCACCCGAAACTCTAATTGACGCTTCGATTTCTGGTAACATACTTACTATAAATCCTGTGGTCGATATAATCGTACCCATTAATCCGTGGTTTGTTGCGTTGTCGTTCATTCCGTTTCCTCCGTTTATCAT